GGTAGATCACACCGTAATTCGGTTTCATGAAACCTCACCATCGGGATATTCCCGGCAAACTGCTTCAAGTAATCCCACGCCACAGCCTTAGCCTGCCGATATGTAGGCGCTATATACGCATACCTTGGGTTCGACTTTGGCGTAAGTATCGCATCCCTGAGCAAATGATTAATCGCCATGACGGTCTTTCCAAAGCGTCGATGACACACGACAACACCCCAGCGATTGTCTTGAAGTGACGCATGTAAAGTTTTCTGCAATGGCCTTGGCTTATAGGGGATGTGAATCTCAGTCAATGTAAGACACTCCTGAACGGGATAATCATACGTGTAGTAGGGACGGGCGTCGTCGCGGGGTATAGGTGCGAAAAAAATCGGAATGTGCCGCCGGGTTGATCGTCTCTGAAACCCGCATAAACACTGGGCATCGCGAGAGCATTTAACATAATACGCATTATGCGACACGCCCCAGAGTCGTTGATTGAAGCTCGCGCGCGTGACTTCTGCCACAGGGACAATGGTATGTATGAGTCACACAGCAACCAATCACCTGAATCACGCATGATCATTGGCTCTCACTCTCTGACATCATCACAGCGCCTCTCTCAGCCTCTGTCCCAAACAAGCACCAAACATGTGCCATTTACGCATAAACGGCACACAGAACCTCTCAGGCGGTCTCAGCGTCATTCCAACGCAGGGTGATCGTGCCAGACATCTGGTCATTGCGGTCCTCTGCCTTGTTACGCAGTCCGAGCGGCTGAAGCTGTCTCACGTACTTGTCTTTCTGTTCAGCCTCCAGTCTCCGCCGTGCGACTTCAGCCTGTGCCATCTTGGGATCATCCGGGAGCGGCTGTTCAACCAGTTCAATGATCTCATCCCGGAGCATTTCCACTTGGATCGCTCTGGCCCTGCGATACTGGTCGTGCGCATCATCGTCTTCCTGAATATGACGCATGACTGTCCGATACGATGGCAGTGATCGATCAGCGGTCAAAATTTTTGCCAGACTGATGCCGTCAACCAATCCATCACAGATCGCGTTCATCTGGCGTTTTGATACTCTGTCTTTACGTGCCACTTTCGGTCTCCATTTAAATGGCCCGGCGAACCGGGCCTGATGAGGGAATCATCAACGCTTTACGCGCTTTCTCAGTGTACATCGAAAAAAATATTTCACATAGGTGTTGACGTGTTGCGTCACACTATGGTTATACTGGCCCTGCCCCGGCGGCCCCGGCGCTTCGCTCTTTAAGAATCAGTTCTCTGGTTATCTGGTCTGCACCCTGACGGTGTTTCTGGTTTCTGGATGGTTTCAGCGCCTTCGGGGTTCCGCTGTCACAGTAAGGTCTCACTCAAACATTCGCACGTTGCACCCACCGGGTAACTTTCCCCCCTAGTGTCTCAGGCAATCAGCCTGACTGATGAGTGACAGTATTCGCGAAACACACAGGGGAATATCATGAACGCAAAACAAACAGCAATGGTTGATCAATTCAAAGCACTGTCAGACGCATATCCAAATGAGTCATCTGTAACAGTGAAACCGATCGAACGTTTGAAAGGTGTAGTCGTCCAACTTACTTCAGAAGGTGAGGGCAAATTTCCTGCCCACACATCTGCCACCTTTGTGCTTGGAGCCAGAGGCGGCATCAAGTATGCAACCTATCGCCACAGTCCATTCTTTAGCGATAGCGAGCATCTTGAAGGTAAAGCGGCTGTCAGCAAAATCAAACAAGCTGACATCTGGATCTTCAGCAAATACTAGTCGAAACGGGCTTCGGCCCGTCTGACCGGGGCTTACCTCCCGGCACTGATGAGACAGGTATATCAACACAGGGGAAATACAATGGAAAATCAAGCAAACGCTTTCGCATGTCAGTTCAGAAACAAAGTGAATGGCAAGTGGTCAGAGTGGAAAACTGAAACGTACATAATTATGACTGAGGTAATCAGCGTCACCTACGGTTCAGATACCTACAATGTCAACTCGGTTCATGTGTCTGATTGTGATGATTTCGATCTTGGGTATCTGAAAGCAGTCAACTGGCTGTATCAGAAGCAACGCGAATTCTCATATCGCAAAGATATTGAATTTAGATTCACCCCGACGCGCAACAAACACTGGAGCGCGGAAGATGATCAAGAAATCGTGTATCACATGAAGCGCACCACGCTTGAGACTGCATAGTCGAAACGCCCTCCGGGGCGTCTACAGGAATCTCACCCTACCTGTACTGAAGATGACAGGGTGGCACATACAGGGGAAATATCATGGAAACACACGCAAACGTATTGCAAGTATCACGCGAACTGAACACACGTAATGGCAACCCACGGTGGATGCTATTGATTGGTAACAAGCCCGGCACAGCAGAGTGTTTTTACACGCCCTGCAATGCCAACTGGGTTCAAGCGCATGACTGGCACACATTCGTTGGCCGCCGCGTTAAAGTCGATCACCGACTGGTACGCGGCAAAAACACCATCGAACGCATTCGCATTTGCTTATGAGTCGAAACACACCCTCGGGTGTGTCGTCGGGAACCTCATCCTACCCGGCATGATTAGACAGGATGACACACAGGGGAAATATTATGGACTTGTTCAAACGCTTAGAATTTGCATTGCTTCCACACACAATCGATCTATCATACAGCGAACGCGCTGAGGCAGTTGATCGGCTCTGGAATAGCTTTGTTTCTGAATACCTCAAAGAGTTCGCGAATCAGCATGTGGTAGACGGTGAGTATCAACCTCAAACAATTTTGAGTAAGCACTATCTTGCAACCAATCTGAAACAGCATTGGTTCAAGCCACGCGCCTTGAAAGGTCACAAGATCATTCATGGCATCAATGACAGCGCGTTCGCATGGTTCGATATGAAGCCAAATACGCATGAAGTATTGGCTGAATTGTTCGATGCGATGCTGTTAAAGGTGGAGCGACTCATCCATGAAGACAGCGTGTTTTTTTATTCTTGGTCTCGGGACTGTGATCAGTGCGAGAGCGACAATATCACGCGCTTTGATTCATGGTATGAGGCGGCACAGTGGATCACATCGTTTTACGATGGTCTTGAAGGTCCGGGTCATGTCACTCAGGTCACACTGAAACAGTACCTTACCTTTGAACAATCAGTACGTGATCACCGCGCAGAGCAATACAACTACTGACGAAACGCGCTTTCGGGCGCGTCATCGGGAATCTTGCCTTACCCGGTCTGACGATGTCAGGGCAACCACATAGGGGAATACACATGGAATATTCACAAGTAATCCAAGCGATCAAAAAATCTCAGTATGAGACGCTCAAAAATGTCATGGCAAATAGCAAACCAATGCGGCGCGTTCCTGCTCGCGTAGGTTTGAACAAGAGCCAAAAAAAACAATTCATCAAGCGCATGCAAGAGCTTGGTGAAAAGTTTTATTTTTGGACAGAGTCTGATCCTGATTTTAGCGATAAGCAATTGGCTGATGATCGTGAAACCGACGGGTTTCGCATTTATATCAACTTTCCAATTGCCTCGACTGATCGCGAGAAAATGGATGCATATGAACACTGCAGAATCATGGTCAATGATCTCATTCATCATGGTTTAACTGCTGTGTGGCATGGCAATCAAGGCAGAGCAATTGAACTAGTTATCGGTCTCGATTATCGGGCCGCTTCAGCATTAAAAATTCAATGCGCTGAGTTCGATGAGCTAATGGAACACTAGTCGAAACCGGGCCTCGCCCGGTCTACGGGACGTGACCTACCCGTATTGATAAGACAGGTCACGCTACACGGGGAAACGTAATGAAACATGCAATTGAAGTTGAATATGCAGAGGGTGGCAATGTCACCTATTACGCAGAGAGCAAGCAATCCGCAGATGATTTTGCGGAGCGTGTGTTTGAGTCAGGGCCGCAGGCATTGTCTGCTGTCGTGCGTCCTGCACACGTATCTGAAGTAAACGTATTGGAACAGCCTGATGATGATTCACCAGACACCCAGTGCGCTCAGATCATGTCACATCTCAAACAGAATGGCTCAATCACTACGTGGGAGGCCATCCAAGAGTTCGGCATTACCCGGCTTGCATCTCGCATCTATGAACTCAGGAGCCGTGGTCATACAATCAATAGTTCGATGACCAAAAACAAAAACGGCAAACGGTATGCAATATACCGACTGAAAGGAGACTAATGTTTAACATTAAAACCAATCCGCTGGATGCACTAGCGGATGCAAGATCAATCATGATCCAACAGCGCATAGACGTGATGCACATCAGCCGCACTCATCAGGGGTATCGTGCGGTAAAACCAGAACAAAAACACTTTGGGACTGTCGTCGGTATCGTGTATCGTGACATCTCGACTACCTAACACACATCCCCTGTGTGACTACAGCCCGGTTCGCCGGGCTTTTTTTTGTCTAGAAAAACTGTTAGGCGGCTACCCCAGTGCTAACGAACACATGTATATGTAAAACTTTTTTACAAAAACTTATCCACAAGCGTGTCCGTGTACGTGACACGTACATGAAACATGTTATGTATATATAAAGTGTTTAGTAACACGTACATGCATAGCACGTGCATGTGTTCTGAACACGTACCTCCCCGCATCCAGTGAAGCGGAGCGTATCAATCGTCCGCTGAAGCGTCAACCCCGTCAGTCAAAATCGCGCAAAATAAACCCATTGAGATTCCCGCCGCGCAAT